CTTAAATCTAATTGTACAATAGTGTTTCCTGCTTGACTAATAAAGTCAGGTATAATTCTACTAACTCTCATAATATTTTCACCATCTCCTCTAAGATCAGCCATGTTAGTGGCCGCACCTCTTATAACTTTTTGTGTGATGTCATAATCACCAGAAGTAATATCCGCTGGAATAGCTGTAGTAACACCAAGTCTTATTTGATTAAGTCCGGTTTCGTGTTCATAATAATATGTAACTCCGTCTGTGTTTCCTGTTACATCAAAAGAACTATCTGTTCCTGCATCATATTGTGTTGCGTGTGGTAATCCAAAAACAGCAGAATCTTGCCACGTAGTTCTAATAAATAAACTACTTGCATTAACAAACCATATAGGTCGTTTAGATGTTGAATCTAAATAACTATAAGTAACTGATTGTGTATTTACATTAGAGTTAGCTTCTGGATAAAACCATGTAATTTCACCAAACAAATTATTAATACCACAATAAACAAATTGATTAGATGTTGTATTTAAATTATCATAAACATAATCTTCTACCAAACAGTCCATAGATTCTAGTTTACCAGTATATCTAAAAAAACCATTATCAGACATCCAGTACGCAGCACCATCAACTTCTACGGCAGCATTCATTCCTATTAATCCACAGTTTGTACCAACCTGTTCATAAGCAAATGTAAACGGAGTTCCAACAAATCTCATAGTAAACAATGATGTATCTGACCAAATGTATATGGCGTTTCTACCAAGTTCAACTCCCATGATCCGTGATCCGTCGGCCAGTCTTTGTGTACCGGCACTATTTTCAGCTGTAGGTGTATAAGTGTTTATATCTTCTTGAGAAGAAAATCTTATAAACATATCATCTTGAGATGTCTTATCACCAATAATTGTTTCTGTTCCAAAAAACACTAAGTGACGATCAGGGGTAGATACTAACATATCACGTGACGCTGTTGGTGCACCAGATATAATAGTAGCTCTTGTACCTGTAGCGTTAGCTGCATCAGAATTCCATTCAAAACATTCTCCATTAAATATTAAAGCAATTAATGTACTACCTAAATTGTCCAAGGCCCATAGACCGGGTTCAGCTACAGTATCCGTGTCAGCTGATGATTGACCCCAACCAGAAAAATCACTATAGTTTGTAACTGTAGCTCCTGTGTTATGAGAAGCATTTGCTGTCCCCCTAACGTTTCTAGTTATTCCTGTTAAAGTATTTGTTGCTGTATTTACTCCTGTGTAAGAAATTTCTTCTGTACCTACTTGTATAAAATTAGTTCCGGTTGTTGGAAAATTTAATACAGATGTTAAAACAATACTAGTTCCAGTTCCACCCGTTCCCGCTGAGTTAGCGGATAGTGCTCCGTTTAAAGTTGTTGTCTGAGGAGCTGTTGATGTTCCACCAAATTGTGATATACCCCATCCAAAAACACCAACCTGTTCAGCTGGACCAACATGATAGTATTGAAAAAAAGTAATACCGCCTGATGTTGTTGCACCGGATCCCGTTTCATTAGAAGGCATTGTAATAGTAATTTGTGTTGAACTTACAACAGAAGTTACCATAAATTTTTTATCAGCAAAATCTGTAGCATTAAAATTAGAATTAGTAATTGCACTAAATGTAGACGCCTCACCAAATAAAATAATATCCCCAGCTTCAAAAGTATGTGCACCACCAAATGTAAGTGTTATGGTCGATGATCCGTTAGTCGTGCTAAATGCACTAGTGATAGCTGTACCTGTTGGATTAACTAAAGGGTGTATGTCGTAGAAAACTTCTCCTGAATATGCATATAAAATTCTATTGGTTCCAATAATAGCATATTTAATACCTTGTTTATTAACCATGTGGTGCAATCCCCTAGCTGCACCAGTAAGTTTACTATCACCTAGTTGGTTCCAACCCCCTATTTTTTCTGGTGTACCATACCTAAAACGTACATTAGTACCACCGGTCCATTGCGACTCGGCTCCTGTAGATGTAACTTGTTTATTGAATCCTGGTAAAAATCCTAGTTTCTGTAACATGTGTAAGCCCTTAACATATTTTTTATAATTTGAGTAGAGGGCAGTTTACTTGACTTTTAAACGTTTATCAATATATTTGATAATTATGAAAGATGTAAAAGACGAGATAATTAAAGACTTAAAAGAAAAACTGGAGATGGAAAGAACAGTTAAACTGTCAGAAGTTGATACTAATGCAGATTATAAAAAACATATAATAAATTTAGAAATTAGAATAGAAGCGTTAGGAAAATTAAACAATACTTTTGTAGACAAAATTACAGAGCTAAAAAATATAATAGCTAAGTTAACTAAATAAAATTAAAATACCCTGTAATTAAATATCTAGTTTTCTTTTGAGGACAAGCTTGACCTCTATGAGTGTGGGTAAAATAAGCGGGAAATAAAACAGCTTTTCCAATGTCAGACTCTACATATTCTCCATTCATAAATTGAGTGCCACAATTATGATCACTTAAATATAATTGAAAAGCAAGCACTCTGCTTGGATATTTATTACAATGTTCAGAATGCCATTTGTTAAAAGATTCACCTGGTTTAAATTTTTTAAATCTTAATTCAGTCATAGCCCATCTATCACTAGTCATGTTTAATTCTGGATAAATACTGGTATATAATTTAGCAAAACTAACTGCTTTATCTACAATAAACTTTTGAACACTTTTAATTTTTATATCTTTGTAACTATAATTTAAATCTAGATTAGATTTATCAACTTCTAAATTTTTATCTAAAGTTTTAATTAAAGATTTACATTTAGCTTTTGTAGTAAATTCTTTTTTTATAGCTATAAAATTTCTGTCCATTACTGTATATTAAAAAACATATTATATTTATATGATACTTCATAAGTTAAATCAGTGCAAGGAGCATGATATCTTTTAGCATTAAAAATTATTATTCTATTAGGGTAAGCACCTATTGATATGTCTGGATATTTATCAGACTGGTATTCAAAAAAAGCAGTTCCGCCAGAAACACTATGATAGAAAGGAAGTATGGCTGCTAAATTAGTTTGACTATCTATATGCACCGGTCCATAAGGTACATCATATTTAGATTTAGATACTTCTGAAGCAATAACTTTTCTAACTTTACTATGTGCATTTGTTATTTTACATTCAATAAGTTTTTCTATTTCTTTAAATATAATAGAATCATATTTATTAAATATAGTTTCATAGACAGGATAACCTTGAAAACGATTACCAAAGTATTGACTATATGGTTGATGACAGGCGTCATACTTTAATTTTTGTATGTCTTTAAACATTTGATTATATATTTTTGATGGTAAAAAATTTCGTTCTATGTGAATAGAACCATTAAACAATTCTTCATATCTTTTTTTCTTAGTCATAAGTTGAACTATTTATTATATTAAAACTAAGACCGTACCGTTCTTTATCGGTTGTGTTTCTTTTATTGTTATGTTGTAAAAAACTTGAAAACACAGCAAAGTTTCCTGATTTAGATTCTAATGTTTCTTGTATTTTTGGAAAATATAAACTTTGACTGTGATTAGATAATTGAATTGCACCAGAAAGAAACGAAGGCAGATGTGCATGGGTTCGAGTATAGTCTGAAAATTTTTCTTTAAAACCCCATGCTTCAGATAACGTCCAAGAGTTAACTTCTTCAGAAGGATTACTATCTATAAGATCAAAAATAGGCATCATCATTTTAATAAATTTTTTATCATTAAGAAAAAAATTAAAAGCTGTCATATTTCCTACAACATTAGTTGTATAATTTTTGTTTGTATTTAAATTAATACCTTCTTCAATTTTTTTTATAAAATATTTTGTATCAATAGACAAATTGCCTTTAATAAAATAATATTCTCGAAGCATGTCTGCTTTAATTAGTTTTTCTACTTTCATAAATCTAAAAAATTAACATATCCTGTAATTAAATATCTTGTTTTTTTATCAGGACATTTTTGTCCTTTGTGTGTATGAGTAAAATAAGACGGAAATATGACAACTTTTCCTTGTTCTGATTTAATAACTTTTCCATTATAAAATTCAGTTCCACAGTCATGTGAGGTTAGGTATATTTGTATATTTAAAATTCTAGTTGCATGGTTATAACTATGTTCTGAATGCCATTTTTCAAAATACTTACCTGGCTTAAATTTTTTAAATCTTAAAGTTGTTAAAGACCATTTGTTTGTAGTCAAATTAATTTCAGGAAATTTTTTTATGTATTCACTCCACAAAGGGGAAACTTTTTGTTGTACTTGACCAAAAATAACAGTGCCTTCTAAATCAAAACATTCGTAACCGTATTCTTTTTTTTCTGCTTTAATTGTTTTATCTTTTAAGTCTTTAATTAATATATTACATTCTTGTTTTGTAATAAAATTATTTTTTTCTAATATAAAATTTTTATTTAATGTCATGTAAATATCCATACCATCCTGTAGCAATGTATTTAATTTCTTTCGGTGCTCGTATACCTCTATGAGCAAATGTCCAATCAGCCGGCCATATTACAGTTAGACCTACTTCAGGTTTAACTTTAAGTTTTTGATGTATAAATTCTGTATGACCACCTGTTTTAATTGTATTAAGATATGTCATAAAAACTAAATGCCTATGTTCAAAATGAACACTCCCTGTTCTTTCAAAATGAAGTTTAAAGAAACCACCGTCCTTTGGATATCTTTGAATATTAAAACTTTCTCTCATTCCCCAATGAGCATGGTTTTTATCAGACCAAGGATATTTTTTTTTATAGCTTTCAACAACTTTTCTTAATTCGGCAAGATATCGTATAGGCACGTCATCTTTAGTGTCAATGTTAATAGGAAGATCAGTAGAATTTTTTACTGTTTTGTCTATTATAAATTTCCCATCTGGTCCACCAATAGTTCCTTGATGTTTTATCCCAGCATTAGTTTCGTGGCTACTATCAAAATATTTAATCATGTCAGCACAAACTTTTTTATCAATGTACCATCCCGCTAAAAAATTATTTTTATTATTATGTTTAAATGGTTTCATTTTTAATATCACAAGGTAAACCTAGGTGGGGTCTACCATCAAATTTTATAGCTTTTTTAGTTGCACAATTGTAATGTAAAAAAACTTGAACACAGTAGTTTTTTGTAAAAGGTTCTCTCCAATGTTCTAATTCACAACCTCTGTAAACTAACATATCTCCTGCAGACAAATCTACTTTAATTCCTTTTTTATTTGTTTTTCCAGATGGTTCTAAATAAATTGGCCAATTATCTCCACCAAGATTTATTGTTGTAGATATTTCACAAGAAGGTCTGTCTTTGTGTCTATAAAGTATGTTTCCTTTTTGATAAATTCTTGCATACGAATAAGTTTCAACAAGTTTTAAACCAGTGTTTTTTTCCATAATAGGTTTTATTCTTTTTAATAAAACCTCATTTGCAATATCACTGTATATAGAATATGCATTAGGAACTTGTGGATCGTTAAAAACACCAACCATATCTTTAAGATATTCAGGTATGTAATTTAATTTAGTTAAAGTATCAGTAACTTCTTTTTTTAATAATAAATATTCAGTTAAAAAATTTGCAATCTTTAAGTCAACTACTTTTTTTAAAACCATGTATTTATTTTTTTTAAAATTATTCATAATCAGTAATTAAACTATATCTAGGTTTTGTTAATTTGTGTGTAGGAAAAATTGCATCATGGACAATTGTGCCATCAAATATAAGTAAAGAGTTTTCGTGTCCTGGTATAATGACGTCAGTATTATTTTCCTGTAAATGTGTGCCTAATGAAATATCAGGATTTTGAACATAAAAAACACAAGTTATACTATTGTCTTTGTGTTGATGAGGTACACCCGGTGCTTTTTCTTTTATTCTAAGAGCCCAACTTTTTTTTAAATTTTCTTTTCCTAAAGCGCTTGCAAGTTCATTTAATTTTTTATAGTAATTTTTCCAAGGTTTACTTTTACCTATAATATGTAAGTTTGGTTTTGTTTGTTGACCAGATTTTATAACACTTCCTTTTTCTTCTTTATGTAAATTACTTGTAAAATAATATTCTATGTCTTTTAAAATAACTTTTAAATCTTCTATGGATATAAAATTTTTTACATACAGGTATTTGTGGTGATTCCAATTATTATACATTTATTTATACGGGTTACCTCTTGCCCAAGTTACTAAAGAATACCGTAATCCTTCTGTAATTGGTTTTACTCTATGCCAAATGTATGAGGGAAATACAATCACACTTCCCTTGGGTTTTAATTCTGAAGCAATTTTAGTCATAGTAGGATCTTCTAAAGATCTAAATTGAAATTCAAAATCACCTCCTTTGTAATCTTTAGGATCACTTAAAGATATTACAATAGATAGTTTTCTTACCTTTCCATGGCCTTGTGAAGCAACATCATCATTTTTTTCAACACCAGCATCACAATGCCAATTATAATGTTGATTTTTTGTATATTGAGCAAACTGTACTTGTTCAACCCAATTAAGATCAAAATTCCAACCAGCAGATTTATTAGCTGATAAAAAATAAGGTTGTATTAAATCATATAACCATCTTTCATCTAAGAATGAAACGTGAGAATTTCTTGTTTGTTTAAGAATTTTATTTTGTGTTTTATTTAATCGTTTAAATTTATTTGCAGGAAAAGTTCCTATTCGACCAATTTTTTTATTTTGTTTTTTACCAATTTTAATAATTTTTTTTATATCATCAGTGCATATAGCTGATGGAAAAAACCAATATAAATTTTCAAAGTGCAACATTTTTATCCTTTATAGAATAAAATATAACTTATTAAGATATTAAAGTCCAGCTAGAATTAGCTGTGTCCCAGTAATAATTTTTATTATCTTGTCTATTAAGACCTTCCCATCTTTGATCAGTTTCATTCCAAGTCATAAAATAAGTATCTACAGTTGTGTCGTATGACTCACCATTTTCATCTACATGAGAAACTGTAAAAGTAGAATTTGCAGGTTGAGCAATAGGTGCTTCCCAAGCAGTTCCTTCACTATTTAAATTCCATGATGCTAAAGGTTGTGGTGGTATAAATTTTGAACCATCCCACCAAAAACCAAAACAATCATCGGTTGTTAATATTTTCCAATTTCCATCTGTTACAGATGCAACTTTTTCTTGAATGTTTTCGTTTGTAACATCATCACCCACAGCTATAATAACTTCTACTGATTGAACTTCTTGTCCTACTTTAAAAGGATGTTGTTTTGGTAATAATTTACCTGCTCGTTGACTCATATTAAAAAATCACTGTTCCTGTTACATTAAACGTACAAATAGTCGAACCATCTGGCTGTCCTTGTGCTTGGTTTCCAGATCCACTAACATTAATTGTACCACCTGAAGTAGGTGATTTTAAAATAACTACACCGTTTCCTCCAGCTGCACCATTTCTATTTCCTGACGCGCCAGGGCCTCCGCCGCCTCCGCCGCCTCTTCCATTTGTTCCAGCATTGGGAGTGCTCGGTCCAAAACCGCCGTTTCCACCACCACCGTTTCCACCAACACAGTTTGGTCCACTACTTGGATTGTTAGCTCCTCCGCCTGCGCCTCCAGCGTAGTTTTCAGGACTTCCACTAATATTGTTTGTTACTCCATTACCACCAGGTCCTCCAAATTGATCACTAGGTCCATTAATTCCAGCTTGACCAGCTCCTCCGCCGCCACCGCCAGAGTTATTTCCTCCCCCGGCACCGCCAGGATTTCCTTCAGATGGATTAAAACTACCTTCGTTTCCAGCTCCACCTTGTCCGCCTAAAGCTCCACCGCCACCGGATCCTCCGGTTGCTCCTTGTACGTTAGGAGGGCCTCCGCCGCCACCGCCAGTTGAATTAAAAGTTCCACCAATACTTGAACCGCCACCTTTAGCTTGATCTCTTACACTTGCTCCTGGCGAAGCGTTTTGTTGAGGGCCACCGCCACCGCCAACTGTAATAGTTGCTCCTGATTCTATATCTGTTTTAGTTCCTCCAGGAAAAGAATTTCGTAAACCGCCAGCTCCGCCGCCAGCTCCGTCGTCAAAACCGCCGCCGCCTCCGCCAGCAACAATTAAATAATCAAATGCAATTGTTACTGCGGAAGATCCTCCGCCAAAACCTAAAATTGTATATCCGAATGAACTCATATATTCCTCCTATTATGCGTCGTTAGCAGCGTCAGTAGTGAAGAATAATTTAATTCCTAATAGTTTTGCATCAGCTGTTAAAGAATCTGCTGATACATCTCTTGAGATTTGGAAGAACACTTCTTCATTGACGCTGGGTGAACCAGCAATTGTTACTGCTCCACTTTCATTTGCTACTGCTAAATCGTTTGCTGTTCCACTCATAGCTTTTGCTGTTGCAACAACCTGTGTTCCAAAAGCTGTGTTAATTGAATCGTCATCTGCAATAGCTACACCTGATAATCCCCAAGCTGTTGTTCCTGTGTTTGTCGTATCAGCTGTAAAAAATGCTTGAAAAGTTACTGTGCCTTCATTCCATGATTTAGGGAAAGCAACAGCAAATTGTGCAAACTCATCTGAATCTTTGTCAAAATCCAATGTTTTAATTTCAGGACCATTTGATAATTCAACTTGAGCAAGATCTCCACATCCGCTTGTGCTGTTTGGATACATAGCAAGTGCAGGAACCCAAATAGATTCTTTTCCTGCAATTTTAACTGCAGCTGTTCCTGATTTAAGAGTTCCTGTTCCTTTAGGATTAATATTAATATCAACATTTGTTTCACCTGTTGATGATAAAGTTGGACCAGCACCTGAAGCAGCGTTTGCTAAAGTAAATTCATTAACTGCTGAACCTGTAGCTGTAAGTAAAACTAATTCGTTTCCGCTAGTATCTAAAATTGAAGTTCCAATTTTAGGTGCTGTTAAAGTTTTGTTTGTTAAAGTTTGTGTTCCAGTAAGAGTCACATCTCCTAATCCAGCAGGTAGTGTATAAATATCTGGGTTAGTTCCATCGTTTGCTGTAGCAAATAAAACTGCATCACCTTTATTATCTGCAGCAAAAGTAAATGTATCTCCTGAACCAGAAACATATTTAAACTGTACTGTCTGAGAACCTGATGTTGAATTTCTTATGTAATACATTTTTTCTACGTCTAAAGGAATTGTTACAACTCTAGCTCCAGAAATAGAACCTGTAAGTTCAATCATTTGATGTTGAGCTGTTCCAGTAGTCTCTCCATCTACAATTGTTAAAGCTGTTGGTGTTCCTGAATCAGTTACAACTTGTGAATTAAATCCACCAGTTAACTGTTCAAATAAAGATAAGTTGTTGTTAGTTTTTGTTCCCCATGTACCGGCATTTTCGCCAGTTGCCATTAGTTCTATACCGAGATCCGTATATGATGATGCCATAATTTTTTACTCCTAATTAGTATCTTTTTTTAATTTGTTTTATACTTAATGTCAATAAACATTACGTAGTGTTTTTAGTCCAATTACCACTTTGTGTAGCTGTTGCTTTATTATAATTACCACTTTGTGTAGCTGTTGCTTTTTCCCATGCTATTACACTAACGCCAATTTGTGATAAACTAGCAGTTGCAGAAACTCCTGTCAATCCCATAACATCTGCTGGTGTTCCCGTAGGAAATGAACCAACTGTAGAAGTTGAACTTAATCCAGTTAATCCCATTACTTGATCTGCAGGATCTATTGTTCCTGTTGACGAAGTAAGTTCAAGACCTATTAAATCTATAATAGGGTTTGTTGAAATTTCAATTGTTCCAACATCTGTTGTTGCTTCTAGACCTGTTAAGCCCATAACATCTGCTGGTGATATTGAACCAACTGTAGAAGTTGAACTTAATCCAGTTAAACCCATAACATCTTCTGGAGATAAAGATCCAACATTTGATGTTGCAGAGACTCCTGTAAGAGTTCCAGTAAAATCAGAAATAGCTGTTGGTGATCCAACACTAGATGTTGAGGAAACTCCAGTTAATCCCATTACACTTTCTACATTTAAATAATATTCACCACCCCAACCAGTTGTTGCAGATCCCCAAGTTTGTTTACCCCAACTAACGTCTTCTCCAATACCTGTAGTTGCTTCAACACCAGTAAGTGTTACGACTAAACCTGATTGTCCCCAGTTTTCTACACCCCAACCATCTTGTCCCCAACCGGTATTTATTTCTGTTGTAATTGAAAGTGATCCTACGTTTGAAGTAGAAGAAACACCTGTTAAAGTAATTACTACTTGTGATTGAGTACCGTAGGTGTTCTGTCCCCAGGTTGTGCCGGATTCATTCCAAGAATTGGCCATAAGGATTTCCTCCCTATGCTATACGAATTATTGCGTTAGATGCGTCTGCTGTTGGAAATTGAATAGTAAAAGTTCCACTAGTTACAGTTTTATCTGAACCAAATGCGATAGCACAAACTGCTGGATCACCTGTTGCTGTATCATTAAAAATTAAACAACCATTAGCTGTGAATGAAGCAGAAGTAAAACTTACATTTGCAAAATCACAAACTGCTGTGTCTGTAGATAAAACAGGAGTTACGTTTGTAAGTGCTTTTCCTTTTGCTGTGTAAGCAGATCCTGAAGTGTTAGATATTTCGTTTGATGTTGTATAAGCTGTTGTTGATTTATTTAAAGTTGCTGAACTTGTATATAAAGCTATATTAAAAGTATTTGCACTTTCCGTAAAATTGTGAACTGCTTTTAAAATTTCAACTTTGAAACTATTACAAATTGCTGATGTTATTGCCATAATATTTTTCTCCTAATTACTGAGGCGGTGACTCGATTGGAATTCTTATTGTACCATCCGTGTAATCGTCTCGTCTTCTTCTTCCAATTTGCATCGCTGCAAACTTTTGTAGTTCAGTTTTATACTTCTGCTCGTATAATGTCAACATATCAGTTGGACCTTTTAAAAATCCATATGCCTCTACTAAACAAGCATATAACAGACCTTGCGGAAAATAGTTACTAACATAAGTGTGAGAATTACCATCTGATCCTGAACCTAATCCTACAGGCATTGCATTACCATATATATTTATTAAATAATTAGCATTTGGAGTAGGAGCCATAACTATAGAACCAGATGTAGTATCGGTCAATCCTGTTGCTCCTCCAAACATAGCATAATATTTAGGTAATCCTGTAACATCTGCTCCTGTAGCACCTCCTGCATTTCCAGTTAGTTTTCCTACAAATTCACTTATAAAAGTTTGGTCGCGTCTTTCTAACCAAAAAGGTTGTCCTGTTCTAGATGTTGTTGAATCAAAAACTTGTACTCCTCTAACAAATAAAAAACCTGCGGGAACTCTAACCGTATTAACATCTGTTGCTACTGAACCAAAATATTCTTCTCTGTCAGAGTCCATAGGTAAATCAAGATTAATTCTATGTTCAGCTGCTCCAATAAACTCATCTATAATAGTTTGAGTAAATACATTAGCATCTACTTCTGTGT